GTGGTCTGCGTGGTACTGTCTGCAAAGATTATGCCAGAACCTGAGCCTAACAGATTAAGACCATCGCCATTTAGAAACGCGCCTTTTTGCCCACTTGTAGTATTGATAGCATACACGCTGGCACTGCTCATGCCGACTACATAGCCTGTCAGTCCGCTAATGCTAACGCCTGCAAATTGAACCGTACTGCTCGTGTCGAGCGTTTGGTTAAACGGATTGTACGGTGCGGTCAGATAGCCCTGGGATGTCACCCAGCTCTGCGTTGCAAGGTCGAGCGTCGCAATGCTCTTATTCTTCCAAAGGCTCGAGGAGGACTCGTAAACTAATAAATCCTTGTCGGCCTTGCTCGTGAGTAGCACGTCAGCCATCTCGTCCAACTCTGTTCCGTTCTGTATCCGTACCTCAATCGTCCCTTGGTTAGCGTGTACGCGTGTAACCGTTCCGATGTAAACGATGTGGTTAGGGGCGGTTGGTTTCGTCGTCGTGAAAGTGCCAGCCGTAGTCGGTGAAAGATAAAGCGTCGCACCTTCGGCATAAGCCGTCGTATCCAACTTGCCTAACTCGCCAGCCACAATCGCAGTACCGTTTTGGTTGTTAGCAATGCTCGCTGCGATGACTGCAAACGTCCGAGAAGAAGCCGCCTCGCTATTAGCCTGTGCCTTAGTAACGAGTGCCTTATTCCCAGCCGCTCCGCTAATGTAAACAACCGTCCCAGCCGTCAGCGTTGCACCTGTCTCATTCCGTACCGTCGAGAAAAGCGTTCGTGCCGAGTTATCTATCCAAAGCGGGCGAGTAGTCGCCTCGTCGTAAGATAAGATTTGTCCGTCCGTTGCACCCGTTAAAGGCGAGCGCACGAAGTACTCGGTATCCATGGCAACCGTCTGCGTGCCAGAGTTGTAAGTAATCGGAGCCGTAGCCGCTACCACACCCGCAGGGCCTGTCGCTCCGGTAGCACCAGCAGGGCCAACAGGGGCAACCTCAGCCGTGAAACTTGCGGGCGTGTTCGTGCCGACTGTTACGCTGGCCTCGGGGTCTGCTATCGATGCCGTAAAAGTCCCCTTGCCTTCGATGACGATGGAGAATGAAGCGGACATCGATTAAGCCTTTGTTACTTCAGGGATAACTGTGAACTCGATAGTCTCGGAATAGAAAACCGTACCGCCAATGCTGACGCGGATGTCCCAGCGGGCTTCGCCTGTATGCCAATCGGCAGTATATAACTCGTCTCGGGTCGCAGTGATCACTAAGCCTGCACCGTTAAGGGAGGTAACTAAATTGTCGGTGACACCGTTCGCATCCTTAATCGAGGAAGTAATCGTCGCACCGATAAGGTTAGCGAGGCCGCCAGCCGCAGGGGTGTACGTCACCGTAGCAGAGAAAGACGAACCGCGCTTAAATGTGAAGTCGGACATGGCTTGAATTATAAGATGCGAGCTGAGAGAACGCAGGGCAGTAAGCCGTATGTCTCCGATGGAGCACTCGTATTAGAAAACTCAACGTAAGAGCCAACAGAAGTCGCTGTGCCGAGTAATGTATTGATATCGTTTACAGGGTTAGGACTGCCGGTCAAATCCACCGAGAATGAGATGCCAGGGAATGAAGTTAAGAAAGTATTGAAAACCAAAGTGCCGCCAATGGTCTGTAAGTTGTAAGTTACCGTCGAGTTAATTGCCGTAATCGTGAGATAGCCTGTGGTATCACCTTGCTGAGTTAAAGTAGCCTTAGCACCCGACCATCCAGCAGTTGCGTTAATTGCAGTGATGATGGCATCCTGAATGTCCGAAGAAGTGAATGGGAATTGAATTGGGGCAGTTGTGAAACTTAGCGACGGTGTGCTGCCGCTGTATGAAATCGTAAACGTGCCATAAACAGGCTTGTCGTTAATGCTGAAATAAATCTTACCTGATGCAGCCGAAGTTACCGTCATGCTCGGGCTAGTAAGCGCTGATCCGTAAACCGTATAAAAGCCAGCCGAGCCAGGAGTACCTAAGATAAGTGCCGTTTGTGCTGCGTCCGCTGCGGGCAAGTTTTCCATAGGGAAAGCAGCAGACCCTGTGGTCTTAACTAAAAAGAGGTTAATCTTAAGCTTACTATTCTCAAAGAAGTTGAGAGGCTCAGCAAATGCAAGGTCGTTAAAGTCGCGATAAGCAACGTTACGATATGGGTCTAAGAATAGGTCAAAAGTAAGTGCCATGGCTTCTATCTATGCGAAAGCGTCAAACGGTGTAGTTAAAGGTATAGCCGGAAGGAGCACCTGTGCCGCCTGTGACGTACCAAGAGGATGCCCAGCCGTCGTCGATGCAAGGGCCTGTGCTGACAAATGGCCCTGTTGTGCTTATGTAGGACTCTGCCGTCTCGGTTAGATCGACGTCTCCGGTATGGTACTGCGTGAGCTTCTTGGTCGTGGAGTCGTACAGAGCAATCAGCTTAACGGATAGACCTAGCCTGTCCCACAAAGAGGAAAACTTGCCGAATGTTGGTATCGGCCCTGTATTACCTGATGCAGTCACAGGAGGCTCTCCGGGAACAGTTACAGAACACGTGGCTGTTGTTGTGCCTGTTTGAAATAAATGTTTAATTGTTGGTACAGACCCTTCGCCAACACTTGCACCTGTATTGCCGTATCGGAAGCATGAAGCAAACTGACTTGCACTGATGACAGCCAGCCGAGGCTTACCATATCCTGGAGCAGCACGATATAAGACCACGATACTGTCCTCCTCATCTTCTAATTGAAATTGATTAAGAGCAAGCGTGGCTGCTTTTGCATTATACCTTAATGCTTTGTAACAGTTGCACCCTTCGACCTTATAAAGTTTTGTGACTCCTAAAGTATTACCTCCTACACCGCCTCCCTCTCCACTAATAATTGAATTATCTCCCACCATTACATCACGGTTGCCCGATGAAACTATCATCAGCACATTATAGTTTAAGATTTTAACGAAGCCCGGCTCGACCTTCATCCAGCGCTTAGTTACTCCTGCCACCTTCTCCGTCAGTACGGTACACTCAAACTGAAGCGGTGCAGGTTTACGCGGAGGGTCGATGATAAGCGAAGTCTGTCCGCTTACATTCTTAACCTTGTAACCAACTCCAGGGCGTAACATATTAGTTTGTCGGGCGTAGGTTTATATTCCCGCCCATCTTCTGATTTGTTTGGAAGTTGGTGTGCATATTAGTTTTCCAGCCGCCAGAGTTATTTGTGCTTTCCTTCTTACTTGGCGTTGATTGGTCACCGTAGTAATAAATGTCAACGTCCCAGCCGTTCACTGCGAACGTAATGTCAAATGACACTTTAACCAGCGTGCCGAAGAACTCGAGCGAGACGCCTGTAAGTAGCAACTGAGGAAGGCCGCCAATCTTAGTTCTGAAGCCCGAGCCTGCCGTTGATGTCCAACTTGGCTTTAGGCCGCTTAGATCGCCTAAGAGGTTCACGCCTTCGAAGAAACCTGTGAAACTTGTTTGCCCCATAGCACCTACAAGCTTTGAAGCCACAAACATATCAGTTGTATAAAAACTTCCGGTAACTCCAAAGCCTGCTACAAGGTAACTCTTAACACCGTACTTATCTCCTTTTAGACTGCTAACTTCTGTGTGCTCGACAAACGCGTCGAATGAACCGTCCGCGTTAAACTTAGCACCGTTTAAGGGAGCATCAGGTGTGCCGCCAAGCCAACCTACAAAATTAGGATGCGTCTCAATAGGCTCAGTGGACATCGAACCACGTCCGCTTACTTCCGCATCGGTAACGTTCCCGACTGCGATACCACAGTACTGTGCCGAGAAGATTTGCAGGCCGTTGCTGTTAAGGGTCGAAGATACGTTGTGACAGATTAAGCGCTTATCTTTTGAAAATGCGTCACCGCGTTTAGGTACTGCGGATAAAGCCGAAGCACCGTCAGCTGAGACTTCGGACGTGCCATGGCTAATAGTGTAATCTGCCTTGCAGGTGAGTAAGCCGAAGCCGTCGTCCTCGATAGTCCATCCTGGCATTAAGACTGCCGTGGCGAGTTTGTTACCTTTAGTTATTCTAGCCATAAATTATTTACCGAATACGCTCTTAAATACGTTAGCACCTGTACGTAAGAGGTCGTTATTAGGATTGGTGAAATTAGTCGCGGAAGGAGTTGGCACTGTGCCGTCGGTGTTTCCGTTAGCATTGCCGGCCATCGTCGTCGTATTCTGTGCGATGACTGCGAGGTGATCCGTGGCGGTCTTGCCTGCGACCATGCCGGATGCCCTGTATGCTGAACCACCGATTTCTGCCATCGAGCTTACTGCCATCTTGCCTGCTTCTGCTGGCTTCTTACCAGCGTTGATAAGGTCTAAGGCCATTTGTGCTGGGGTCTTGTTTTTAAGAGCCTCGGCAGTTGAAGGAGACATGGGGGCTTGTGCAGCCTTACCTACGTCGCCAGCAGTGATGCCCATTAAGTTTGCCGCTGATACTGCCGCTGTGATTTTTGCAGTCTCTGCTGCCTGTGCTAATTTATCATTCATTCTATCTAACTGATCTGCCTGTGCGTCAGTCATGATAGGAGCGGCTGCCATGTTAGCGCGTAACTCGTCGTAGTTAGATAAGAGCGGTATCATATCCATAGCAATTTTGTCACCGAATACCGCGGTAGCCATTTCGTATTTCTGTTGCTCATCAGTAAGCGAACTCATGGACACAGCCATACGTTGTAAAATCTCATCGGCAGAAATGCCCTTGCTCTTAATTTCATCCATCGAAAAGCCGAGTGCCTGGAGTGCTTTGACTTTAGGGTCACTAGTCTTTCCTGACTCAGCCATGTTACCTGCATCTCTTACCAAGTTGCGTAAATCTTTATAGCCTTTGCCAAGTTGCTCGATTGATAGCCCGCTTTGGTCAGCTGCATATTTCATACGTTGAAACTGCTCAACGGTCATTCCGAGTCGCGCCGCTTCATCTTTAATATTTCCCATTTCTTTTGCTGCGTTAAACGTGGCAACGCCTAAAGCAGTTACGCCAGCAGTTACAGCAGTCCATTTAGCGGCAGATTTGCCGACGCTGTTTCCAAACTTCTCAGTTTCTTTGCTCACGTTCTTAAGCGTGCCTGTCGCCTTATCGTTTGCGACGACGTTAAACTCGATGTTACGTGCCATTAGTTTGGTTTCTCTACCTTTGCCAACTCGTCAAGCAGGGCCTCATCTTCACTAGAGAAAATCTCCATCGACGCTCCATCGCTCACGGAAAATCCTGCCGACATCCACACGGCCTGAGCCTCGGGCATATGCAATGCCTGCTCAAATGTAACGCCATGCTTAACTAAGTTAGTAATGATAGCGAGAGGCCATGGGATACCGTTATGCCGTGGCGACCCGCCCTGGTCACGTTCCGACTTCTCCCAAAATTGAGGCCACGTACTAACCTTGATATGGTCATGCGCTAACTCAACTGCGGACGCGTACCGCTTGCCGGACATAAGACGGATGCCGTTGTAGTGATCGGAGAGCGTGGGCTTAAGGCTACCCGACTCGCTACATACCTTTGCAAAAAGAATAATGTCCGCAGGCTTCATTATCCGGTCAGTAACGATAGGATGATTTAACGCGGTCAGCCAAAGCCGATGCTTTATGCACCATGGGTATAACTTATACCCGCATAGATGCGTACCTTTAGGGGTCAGAAATGCCTCGAGAAATCTCTTGTCCATAGGAAGGGTTAGACCTAACCATTAAACCGCCTCTCAAGGCAAGCCAAGGGGCAAAGAAAAGGCCCTCCGTAGAGAGCCTAATCACCTTTCGCGTCAGCTAAGGATTTGTAGGGATAACTTATACCTTAGTAGGTAATTGCTTCGTACTCCGTTGCGGAGAGGGAAATTAATGTGAAGCCTTTATTTTGCCCACGATCTTCAATGCGTGTGATACAGCCTGTAAATGCAACTTCGTTACCAGCAAAAACAATCTTGTCGCCAATCGAAAGGACGAAGGTGGCAGCGGAAGTGAGCACGCCTTCGAGGCTCAACTCATTTGTGCGACCGTCGAGGCGGTGAGTGACAGTCTTACCTGTCTCGTCTTGGACTTTGTCATCCAGCTCAAAAGAGCGGGTAACGGTATAGGATTGGACGGTGATACCTGTTACAGTACCCGAAATGCCATATACCATCGCTGTTCCTTTTGTTACTGCGGCCATAGTGTTATACTAATGCGACTACTGTAAAGACTCAGGCAGGGAGGACGATTAGGATAGAATAGTTAGACGTGGAAAGCAGGCTGCGGTCGCCTTGGCTTTCTTCGGTGCTTGTATAAATCACGTCGTAGCAAGTCGCGTCGGCTTGGCTTGTGAATATAGCCTTAACTGCTGGTATATCCTGCAATGCCCCAAGCACCGCGGCAGTACGTGCACGGTGTACGGTCAAGGCCGTGGCCTCGTCTGAGGACGTAAAGACGGTGACGCTTAAACTAGCGTTAAAGTTTCCCAGCCCTTCGGGTAGATCGGAGATAGGGTTAAGACTCGAGACACTGACCACGCAGAGCGGTAAAACGGTGACATCAGTTTCAATGCCTCGCTCAATGTTTACACCTGTCAGCTCGGTTTGAGCCTGGAGGTGGGCGACAAGTGCGCTCTCGATGATTTCTGCTGGTGATTTAGTTCCCATTGGTTTCGTTATTAAATTGTTGGATACCTATTTCAAGGTACTTCTTCATCTTACCTTTTCGGTTAGCCGTTCTGTACGCAAGTGTCTTATCAAATGTCTTAGCAGTCGTGCCAGCGTTATCAGCATTGCCTACCATATTGACTATATTAATTTTATAAATCTTTAACTTGGCATCAGAGTCATAAACCGAAGGGAAGTTTAATTTTGCTACGCCAGGAGCACTATGGCGCTTAATAAATGTAGGTAGACCTTTGAGGCCATAAGACTTCTCTAGACCCATTGGGTATTTGTTTGTGCGTATTCGTACAGGGCCTATCTGCTTAATACAAGCCAGCCAGCCGCTCTTTAGGTAACCGACTCTTTTTTGTGAGCTACGGATATAATTTATAATAGTACGCTCGTCGGCAGTCCTATATCCGGCAAGTGTGTTAAAGAATGCCGAGTCTTTACTTCTGTTCCTTCTGATGCGGTGATTAAACTTCTTTTTCATTTGTGCGTGCCACGAAGCAAGGCTGCCGCCATCTAGACGCTTGTGCTGTTCGCCACGGCCTTGGAATATAGCCTTAAAAGATTGGTAGGCTTTAAGGTGATCGGGGTCTAGACGGATACGATTTAATTCCGTATTGTTTAATGTCTTTTGCCCGCGGCCTGATGTTCTCCACTTAATGTAATCATCTACATTTGAGAAGTCTCCGGTCGCATCGACTAAAGACTCATCGACAGTTTTAACGATACGCAAAATGTCTAAGGCTACCGCACGCTCACCAAAGGCTACCGAGGAGCGTTTATCTCCGTCGCCACCGTTGCCACTACTTGCATTGAACAATCCCTTTTTATTGCGTGCATTACGTTTGATAGATGCAGACATTGAGGGCGAGTGCTTCATTGCCGCACGAGCTGTGAGAGACGCTTCTTCGCGTACTGCGTTCTCGATAAGTTGCCCTGTGAAGTTAGCAAACTTACCTAAGTCTGCCATAAAGGTACGTATCTGTCCTTTCGTCCTTTGTGTAGGATAGATAGACATTACCGCTCGTCCTCAGCTCGTACCTGCAATGTCACCCAAGCCGAGCCGGGCTTATAGGTCGAACCGATTACGCGATACTTGCGGTTATTCTGCTCCGTAGCGACGAGCGTCTGCCCGATGGCTAAGGTCGATACAGGTGCTCCCGAGGATAAGGCCGCAGCACACGCAGTGCCGTAGGAAGTAGTCCAGGATGCCGTCGCTGCCACGATGCGAACCTCATGGTTCACCGTTTCCATAAAGCCACCAGCCTGCAATTCTTGGCTAAGTGTTGGTTGCCCAATTAGCACCTGCCACGAGGTCGTGCCCGCAACCGTTGTCCATGTCTGAGCAAGGTCGGCCATGTCTCCGACAATATCCTTAGCGTCTGCAATGAGGTCGGACGTATTCATCTAACTTTGCGTAAGTCGTAAAAACAAAAAGGCCTCCCGATTAAAGGAGGCCCGATTGAAGTCTATCTCAGACTGATTAGGCAGTCTTGATGCGCTTCAGGCTTGTCCCGCGCGCCTTTGATGCACCGAACAGCAATGTGGCGGTCAAACGGAGGAAGCCGTCTGTGCCTTTGCTCTTGAGAACTTGGACAGCAAGACCGGATGGGTCGACTGCGTTGTCCGACTCACCGACAAACATTTCAGCGGAAGGGAGTGCCGAAGCGATTGCGATTGCGTCTTTACCGCATGCGAACGCAGCGAGGTTTTCGCTGTTGGTAGGCAGATCGGTGAACTCATAGACATTCATACCAGCGACCTTGCCGATAGTGCCGTCGACCACAGTCACGCCATTAACGCCATTCGAGGAGAAGGCCTGGGTGAGGGTTGCGTCCTTACGGAGAGCGCCAGCGTATGTGCTGTTGAGGATGAGTGCGCGCTGTTTGCTTGCCTTAGCAGCTGAGAGAGCGGTGTTGAGGTCAACCACGTCATCGTAGCCGAAGTTAGCTGCGGTAACAACTGCGTTAGCCGAGTAATTTGCGTTGAGGATGATCGCAGCGATTTCAGCGTGGCACTTAGCAGCCAGCTCTTCGACAGCGTTCTGAACGAAAGCGTCGACGATGTATTGCTCACCGTATTCTGCGAGGTCGATAGGGGCGAAAGCCTTTGTCGAGTGCAGGTGCTTCATGAGCACGGTGACAGCAGTGATGTCAGCGTCTTGGGCTTCGTGGTAGCCTGTTGCGCCATACTCAATAGCGGCGTCTCCGCCGATGATGCTGACTTGGACGGATTTTCCGCGGGTGAATGAACCGGTGAGGTTCGTGGAGAACGCATTAACGAGCGGAAGCTCGCCAACGAGTCCCGAGATGACCTGCTGAGCTAATGAAGCGGGAGCAGATGCGAGGGAGTTAGCCATAGTTATTTAGGATTGGGTGGGTTAGAAAAAATATTAGCGAAGGCCGAGAATAACCTTCTTATGTGCGTTAAAGAACGCAGTGCGCTTAACACCGAAAGGCATTGCGAGGAATTGTTCGCGGATGTCGTTATCGGTTTCAGCAGCAGTAGGAGCAGGAGCAGACTCAACAGGGGTCACGCCAACCGAAGCACAAACCTTAGCGGCTTCGACTGATGCGGTAATTGCGTTGCCTTCGAGAGCAGCGATGCGAGCAATCAATTCAGCTTTCTCAGCGGTGAGGCCATCGATAGCGACGGTCAGCTCGTTGAGTTTGACATCCTTAGCAGCGACTTCGCTTTTAGCGGCTTCGATTGAAGCGACTTGCTCGGATGCTAATTTTTCAAAGGAGGTGCGGATTTCGTCACGCTCAGTAGTAACAGCGACAACGCTGGCTTCAGCAGTGGCGAGTAATTCTTCGATTGTTGGCTTCATTCTATAATTGCGACTTGTGTAAAGAATAAGCGATTAACGACGTACAGATTTGCCGTTCAACTCAGCCAGGAGCTGATTAAAGGAAGTCGTTAAACCTGTGACCAATCCCTTTTGTGCGCCTACCTTGCCGGAGAAGACTTGGCCTTCCATGTCCTCATCGTCTACGAGGCGACGCTTAGAGCGAACCGCGGAACGGAAGTCGGCATGGATAGAGTCTACTTGGGCTTGCAGATCTGAACGCTGGGCTTCTGAGAGGCTTGTGCCTTCGATGCCTGCCCCTTTCAGTGACCCACTTTTTATTACCTCCATCTTAACGCCCATCGACTCGTATGCTTTCGATACGTCGGCAAAGGCCATGTAGACACCGATTGAACCAACCGTTGCCGAAGGGGTAGCCACTACACGATCAGCCTGCGAGCCAATCCAATAAGCAGCCGAAGCCATCTCGGTATCAGTGAAAGCGACAGTAGCCTTTTTGGAGCGAGCCAACATCGTGCCCACTTCTTCGACACCTGTAACCGTTCCGCCAGGGGATGAAATATCGATAACGATAGTTACCACTTCGTCGTCGTTTTCGTACTCCTCGAGAGCATTTGCAAAGTCGTTCAAGTCCACTGCACCTGTCATCTTATCGAGAGGCGAAAGTGATTTGCCAATTACACCGTGGAGCGGAATGACTCCGACAGAGCCAGCCTTGTAAGGCTTAGGGGCAGAGCCGAACAACGCGGCAACCATATCCGTAAAGCCCGCAGCCTCGGCAGCCTTCATGTGGTCGGTAGCCTTTGCAGGGTCGATGAGTAAAGCCTCACGGCCTGAGAGAGCATTTTTTAGGAAGCGCATAAAATTATGGAGTTGGAGTTGTGCCCGCTTGGGAAGTCGTCGTGCCGGGTTGCACGTTGGTCATTTTATAAAGTAGCTCGAAGGGAAGACCTGTCGAAGTTGCGAGGTCACGGATGTACGCCATGTCCTGAGCACGCTTTTGCATTTCCTCGCGGAAGTCCATGCCACGCTGGCTGTATAATTCGGACATGGACATTAAGCCCATCTCGATGTCGGCTCGGTCATTTGCCGCCTCACGGCCTGCGTCCACAGTTACGCGCTTAGGCGTAGTCCATGAGACTTTGTTCCATTCAGGATTATCCGGTAAGTCGCCATTAGCGATAGCGTCACCGATGAGGTAGCCCCATGTAGGGTTACATACCTTGTCGATTAAGATACCTTGATGGCGGGAAGCCACACGATCCATCTTAGCGACGATGAGACGAACGGCTGCACCTGTAAGTTTGCTTGGGTCGTTAAACTCGACAGGCATTACGCCACGATGAGCGTCGGCAAGCACCTCTCCAATAAAGCCGAGGAAGTTGCTGTTGGGACGCTGGCTGGCCTTGAGGTCTAAATCTTCCCCAGGCTCGAGAGAGATAAAGTCTCCACCGCCTCCATTTTGGATAGCGTTCGCAGCTTGTGGGTTTGAGGAAATCTCGGAAGCCAAGTCGCCAAACTCTCCACCCGAACGTTTCAATACGCGGGTGATGTGACTGTGGTCTTTAACTGCCTTCTTCTCCAGCGCAAGGATTTCCATCAGATCTTGCAAATCGTTCCAGCTATGTTGAAGAATTGGCAGACCGCGTACGCCTGAGACGAACTCTGCGTCGCATACTTGCATCATGCTGTTTGCTAAGATTTGGCGGGAAGTGCCGTCCGAGCGGATAACGTTAAATGCTGTCAACTCGCCATAAGGCCCGGTCATTACACCGTCCCACATTCCTGCGGGTATATCGCCTTCGGCTGGGTTTGCTACGCGGTGAGCTTCGATGCCTTGCAATTTTGCAGTGCCGAAACCGTTGCGTACTTTGGCTAAGAAGAAATCACCGTCCACGACCCAGCGACGTTCTGCAATGCGGAGTAGCTCGTTGAAACTGAAACGGCCTGTAATGTCTAAACGCTTTGTAGCGTCTACCCAATAGGAATATGCAAGCGAGTTCCAAGATGCGTCGGGCGTTTCGGGTTGAGCTGTGAAACCATCGCCCACGGTGTAGAGCACCAAGTCTCCAACCATCGCACGAATAGGCCCGCTGTTCCTTTCGCCCCACCGCATCTTGCGGAGCATCTCAATACGTGCGCTCTGCGTAAGGTCACGCTTCTGATCCTGTGCAGGTGCTAAGAATAAAAATGAGCGACGACCATTGTTGTACCGAGTACTTTCGTAGTCGCCCGATGCCGCCTTAACCTTCGGTGTTCCCGAGGGCTTGTTTACTTTTGGCTTAGTTAATTTCTTAGGAGCACGTGCCATAAATTAAAAGCCGTCGAAGCTTTGGTAGTTGGTGCGAATGATTGTCGTACGAACACCGTAAGTCTCAGGGTCAAGTAATTTGAGGGCGTGCTGACATTCAGCCAGGACTTCTTTCGGTTGCATTGTGAAACTCTTGTTCACGTTTGAACCGCTGTCGGAATAACTCATGATGGTCTTGCCTTCTTTAAACATGGCTACCGCCTTGTCGCGGATAGCGAGAATGTCTGACTCTGTTAAGCCTACGAAAATGCCTGATGCCATCTTACAGTTGCCTAAATGTAAAGAGGGGGTGCTGAGCAGGTACAAACAACCCCGCGCCTGCCGGATATAAAAACCCACCCAGCACCCTTAAGTTAATTAAGAGAAGAAAAGTTGGACGACGCAAATAATTATAACGCATCGGATGTTTCAGTGGAAGTGTCGTCGGCCTTGTCACGCCCCACGATGCCCCAGCGGATAGCCGCCAGCATCGCCATAACTTCGCAGTCGAGAGCGTGATTGTCTTTCTTACCCTGCGGTAATATCCACATGGCCTTGCCGGTTCGCTTGTCCCGCACTCGCACCTCAGCGTCCATTTGCTCTGCGTACTCTGCCGGAGCGTCTAGCGGGAACGTGTGCAACTTACGCATACGCAAGCCGTGGAGAATGTCTTTCAGCGATACAGCCGAGAATAGAAGCAAGCGAGCCGCACGAGTCGCTCCAGGGACTGCCACCCTTTGCGGATCAGAGTAAATCCTACGGCCTCCCTTAACCGTGAAATCTTCCTGCCCGCTACCCTTCGATACTTTCCAATCTCGCTTCGAGGCTTCGGAGTAAATCAGCTGCGTTTGATCTCCGCTATCGATTACGATGAGGGCCTTGTGGACGTTGTGCGCCTTAGCCAATGCGTCCAAATCCTGCCACGTCTCGACCTTTCCGAAGTAACGCATCCGAGACTCGCCACGTAATGACCAAGACCTGATCACCGCCCAAAAGTGTCCACGCTGTACGTCGATGCCCATCGTGCGGAAAGGTATCGAGCCTGCCTTGTCATCGCCTACCGCTTGCAACTTACCGCGAGTGTTAATCGTGGCCTCATCATCCCACGCGTCGGAAAGTTTGTACTCGGAAGCCTTAGCGTCCGTTATCATCGTGCCGCCTTCTTCGCTCCAAGGCATCGCCAGCCGCTTCTGTTTGAAGATACGTCTCGGAGCATTGTCACCGTATTGCTCTGCCGCCTCGGAGGCTTCGAGCATCATTACACCTAACTCGCCCCAGCTCATTTGTGCGAGACTGTTCCAATGCAAGCCGACGTGCCCGCTAATCGAGGCAGGGCCTGTGGAAATAAACTCGCCACGCTCATTTGCCGTTATGCGTGTGCCGTTTGTATCCGGTAACTTCTCGCGGCAACTCACGCACTCGTAAGTCGTGCCCTTGGCTACTTTTAATTTATCCCAGCCAGCAGTAGACTTGGCATCCTCAGGGAAGCGTACCTGCTCCCATACCCAAGGCTGTAACGCGTCGCACTTCGGGCAACGGAAATGCCAATCACGCCTGTCAGTCGATTGCCACGCCAAGTCAAAGTCGTCGCCAGCGATACCGCCCTGCGATGCAAATATCCGTTTACCCATCCAACCGAAAGCCGTCACGCGTGCGGAAGCCTCGGCCATGTGACCCTTAGGCCACAGCCAGCACTCGTCGCCAATCAGCCAGCGTATCGAGCGACGTTGTAAGTTTTTATCGTTATGTGCGCCTAACACCCAGCAAGTCATGCGGTCAAAGAGAATGGTCGAGCTGCGGTCTAACTCGGGCACAAGCCTGTCCTTCACCGCTGGGCAATTATCCCACAACGGGCGTAGAGTTATTAAATTAAAGTCCCGAGCGTTTTGGTCGTTGTCTTGAAGAATTAAAGTCGGCCCTGCAATTAAAAGACATCGCCAAGGCACTCGGGGTCACGCCTCAGTACATCGCAACGCTTGTACGTAAGGGAATGCCTATCACCAGCATCGAAGAAGCGAAGGCATGGCGTGATGCACAGGTGGACGGACGCGAGAAGCCCGCACCGAAAGCCAAGGTGACACCGGACTCGCTCGATGATGGAACGCTAAAAACTACAATCGAGCAGCACAGGCGTTTAGTCGCACAGGCTCAGGGCGTGTGGGAGGCCTCGATGGATCAGGGCGACAGCAACCAGGGCAAGTATCAAACCGCGTACAACGCATCGCTCAAAACTCTGATGGCCTTGGAAGACGAGCAGAAGGTTCGACTGAAAGAGTCTCGTGATTTTATTAAGCGCGAGGAAGCCGAGGAGGCGATGCGATTGCTTATGGGTGAGGTGCTCGCAGTGCTCGACAAGCTCGGTCTCGATTGTGCAGAGAAGTGTAACCCCGACAATCCGGCTATGGCTATCAAGGCTCTCGAGGCTTGGGTGCGTTCAGCCCGCAACATTCTTTCCAAAGATGAAACGCAAAAAGATGCCTAAGCCATCTCGACCATTCCGAGATAAGAAGCGTCGCATCTTGAAAAAAATAATCGAGAAAGAGACGAAGCATGGCTGACGCGTCGCTCATTCAATTAGGTCGCTCGGTGCTCCGTCCTTCGGATACAGGCGACGTGGTTGATTGGATGGCGGCTAACGTGACGGCAATCCCCGGCTCACCGTTCACAGGGCCGTATAACCCTGAGCGGTATCCTTGGGTCGCTGCGGCCTTACGGATCACCACTGACCCGAGTGTATCGCTCTGCCTTATCTTGGCATCTATCCAAAGCGGTAAGACTTTGACGCTCGGGCTTACGACTTGTCACATCGCATCGAGACAACCAGGGCCAACTTTAATTCTCCAAGACAACGACCAAAACGCTCGGGACTTTAATTTAATAACGCTCCGCCCTTTGTGGGATAATTGCCCAGCAGTGAAAGACAGGCTCGTGCCCGAGTTAGACCGCAGCTCGACAATTCTTTTTGACCGCATGACGTGCTGGGTGTTAGGCGCACATAACGATAAAAACTTACAGCGTCGTTCGATACGCTGGCTGATTGGCGATGAGTGCTGGCTGTGGCCTAAGGGGCACATGGCTGAGGCTTCCGCACGCGTGACGGCTTTCGGTTGGATGGGTAAACGCATCTTCGCATCGCAGGGCGGTATCGCTGGCGACGACTTTGACTTGGCTTGGCAATCGACTGACAGGAGAGATTGGAACTTCCGATGCCCGAAGTGCGACGCTTTACAGCCGTGGGTATGGGAGCAAGTGCGTTTCATCTTTGGAAAGAATGTTGCGGGCTGGGATAAATTAAAAGTAGCGAAGGGCACAACGTACGAGTGCATAAGTTGCCGCGAAAGATTACCGGATACCAACGGCACACGGATTACGGCAAATGAGCGTGGCGAGTTTATAGCGACAGGTGCTGCGTCAATTAGCGGTCATGTCGGTTTGCATTGGAACAGCCTTGCACAAATGAGTTGGGGCGAGTTGGGCGTGATGATGCTGGAAGCCTCCGAGGCGGCAGAGCAGTACGGAGACAATGCTCCGAGGCGTATTTTTAAACAGAAGCGGTTGGCGATGCCATGGAGCGAAGAAGGCGGTACGATGATTACCGACGCCAAGGCATCCGAGTATAAACTTGCTGACGCGTGGGATAACGAAGCGTGCATTAACGCTCGCGGTAAATTGCAAGGCGAGTCCGACGACAAGGCTGGCTCGATACCGTTCCGCACGATGGGCATCGATGTTCAGCGTGGACATTTCTGGGTAGTCATTCGCTCCTGGTCATTGCGTGGCGAGTCGAGGATGCGCTACTTCGGCAAGGTTGAAACGTGGCAAGACCTCGACGCGTTGGCTAAGGCGCACAACGTCCACAAGGGGCTAGTGATGATTGACTCAGGCGACCAGACTCAGCTCGTTTATTCCGAAGCCTCTAAACGTGATTGGAAAGTATCGAAGGGCAGCGGGCAGGAAGACTTCACGGTTAAGGGTGGCCGACGCATTTACTCTGATCCGCAGAGGGTCGCAGTACCAGGAGCGGTGCGTGCGGCTCGTCTTATTCTATTTTCTGCGGTGTCACTTAAGGACATTCTCCACGGCTTGCGGATGCGTAAGTTGCATACCTTCCCGCTCGATGCTCCGACTGAGTACGCTGAGCAAATGGACGCTGAGGTACGCGTGAGGGATAAGCGAACCGGCAAGGCGATGTGGATACTTCCGCAGGGTAAAAAGGACAATCACGCTCTCGACTGCGAAGTACTGTCCATGCTCGTCGCTATTCGCTGGGGCATAGTAGGTCGAGACAAGGCCGACGACACTTCAACCGAAACTTCCGATGCAATTTAATTATTTGCGTCGTCCGAGTTTCCTACTCTTTATTATTTTAAGGGTGATGGGTGGGTTTTTATATCCGGCAGGCGCGGGGTTGTTTGTCCCACTCATCACCCCCCTCTTTACATTTAGGCAACTGTAAGATGGCATCCGGCATTTTCGTAGGCTTAACTGAGTCCGACATTCTCGCTATACGCGACAAGGCGGTAGCCATGTTTAAAGAAGGTAAGACCATCATGAGTTATTCCGACAGCGGTTCGAACGTGAACAAAAGTTTTACGATGCAACCGAAAGAAGTCTTAGCGGAATGCAACCACGCCCTCAAATTACTTGACCCTGAGACTTACGGTGTTCGTACGACAATCCTTCGCACCGACTACCGACGCTTCGACGGCTTTTAATTTATGGCACGTGCTCCTAAGAAATTAACTAAGCCAAAAGTAAGCAAGCCCTCGGAAGCCCCGAAGGCTAACGCGGCAGCCGGCTACGAAAGTACGCGGTACAATGGGCGGCGCTCATTCTTACTGCTCTCCCCAGCACAGGATCAGAAGCGTGATTTAACTTATGGCGCACGTATTGAGATGCTCCGCAAGATGCGTTGGGGCGAAAGAAACAGTGGCCCAATTCGTGGGATGGTTGGCGATTTGGTTTTATACACAGTTGGTGATGGTTTTTATGCTCAGCCTTCTACCAAGGATGAAGGATGGAATGCACAAGCTTTAGCCTATTGGAATGATGCGACCAAAAACATAGACATCACCGGTAGATATTCACTCAATGATTTGCTTCGCATTTCAGAACGTCGCTGGATTGTTGATGGTGACTTCTTCCTAGCAAAAGTTCGCAACGGTTCAGGCACTGCAAAGTTGCAAGGCATCGAGGCACACCGCGTCGCTAACCCAGCCCAAGGCGAACCACCCGCAAGAATGTGGGATGGTGTAATGACGGGAGCTTACGGAGAGGTAACTGCCTTTAACGTTATCCGTTCGGATGGCACGTCCCGCCAAATCTTAGCGAACAGCATGATGCAAGTATGCGATGCAGAGTTCGTCTCAGGCGTTCGCGGTCTGCCAATCATGCAACATTCTTGGAATGACCTCCAAGACCTCATGGAGATACTTGCTCTCGAAAAGAAAGCAGTAAAAGACCACGCCCACATTACTCGCGTATTAAAGCGTAACGGTGGCGAGTTCGGTGATTTGGCTTCAGAGATTTCCTCGAACCCTTCCGCAGCAAACGCTATCCAAAATGGTGGCGGTGGCGACTTCATCGCTCTTGAGCCTGGAGAAGATTTAGACCTGAAAGCAAGTCAACGCCCTAACACCAACTTCCTCGGCTTCATCGGTGAAGTACTTGCCGACGCTCATCGTGGCGTAATGCCTGTTGAGTTTAATGACCCCAGCAAACTGACCTCGGCTGCGGTTCGTCTCATCGTCGCCAAGATGGATCGTGTGGCTTCCCGCCATCAAGGTATACTCATCGACAAAGTAGCGAACCCTACATGGGGCTACCTCATCGGTGACGCTATCGCAAATGGCGACCTTCCTGACAATCCCGAATGGAACAAAGTATCATGGACTACGCCTAAGCGCGTAACCGTTGACGCAGGCCGTGAGGCTGCAAATGACCGAGCCGACATCGAGATGGGTCTTATGTCCATGTCTGAATTATATTCTCAGCGTGGGATGGACTTCCGCGAGGAGATGCAGAAACGCGCTCAGGACATGGCGTTCATCCGTGACCTTGCAGTCTCTTCGGGCGTTCCGTTCGAGCTACTTTACAAAATGACCAACGTTCAGCCCGGCACGACGACGGCTGGCACAACTCCTACTCCATAATTTTATGCGTTTCCTAACCAATGCTCTTTCAGGCCGTGAGGCTTTACTCATCGACCCTGCCAAGGCTACGGATCACAAAAAGGCTGCCGAGGCTGCGGGCTTCACCGACATGGTGGCCGCGTTGTTCGGCTCTGCCCCTAAGCCTTACAAGGCTGGCTCAGTCGGTATCATTCCCCTGCAAGGTGTCATCGGTAAGTCGCTTTCGCCTTTAGATAAAATGACAGGTGCAGTAGACTTAAACGATTTTGCAGATCATCTTGAGGAGTACGAAAACGACGACGAAGTAATTACTATCGTTATCGATATTTCATCCCCTGGCGGAACGGTAACAGGTGTTGAGGAAGTGGGCACAATGTTGGCTCGCTCCAAAAAGGCTACTGTCGCTTTCACTGATACCGAGATGGCTTCAGCTGCTTATTGGATTGGCTCACAGGCTGATCGCGTAGTGGCTACCCCTTCGGCAACGGTTGGCTCAATCGGTGTGTACATGGCCTTCGCTGACGTATCGAAAGCTTACGAGTCGATGGGCGTTAAGATGGAAGTCATAAAATCCGGCACTATGAAAGGGGCAGGTATCGAAGGCACATCGCTCTCCGAAGCCCAACGTGCAGATCTGCAAGCCCAAGTGGAATCTATTCACTCAGACTTCCGTTCCGCTGTTCGCTCTAAGCGTCGTCTCGTAGACGATGAAGATATGGAAGGCCAAGTATTCTCCGGCAAGGTAGGCGCACAAAAGGGATTGGTCACAGGTTTAACGACTTCCTTTAATCAGCTCCTGGGTGAGTTGAACGGCAAATCGGTACGTCGTTAATCGCTTATTCTTTACACAAGTCGCAATTATAGAATGAAGCCAACAATCGAAGAATTACTCGCCACTGCTGAAGCCAGCGTTGTCGCTGTTACTACTGAGCGTGACGAAATCCGCACCTCCTTTGAAAAATTAGCATCTGAGCAAGTTGCTTCAATCGAAGCCGCTAACAGCGAAGTCGCTGCTAAGGATGTTAAACTCAACGAGCTGACCGTCGCTATCGATGGCCTCACCGCTGAGAAGGCTGAATTGATTGCTCGCATCGCTGCTCTCGAAGGCAACGCAGTCACCGCATCAGTCGAAGCCGCTAAGGTTTGTGCTTCGGTTGGCGTGAACCCTGTCGAGTCTGCTCCTGAAACAACAGAAGCCCCTAAACTTTCTTTGGTCGAACAATACCTCTCACTCCAGGGTGCAGAGCGTTCGGCTTTCTTTGCGAAACATGGTGCAGCCATCAAGGCCGCCCTTCGCTAAGTATTCTTTTTTCCCTACATATTATCCTAACCCATGGCTAACTCCATCCAAGCTGCTCCCTCTGTCCTCGCTGACAGCGTGATCGCATCCCTCAAAAACAAGCTACCTGTCCTTAACGGCTTTAGCTCAGTATTCTCCTCCCAAGTCTCCGGACAAGGTTTGACAATCCAAGTGCCCCTCATCGGCACTTCGACTGCAACTGAGTTCAGCACCGGTGGATATCTCACCCAGGACGACGCAACAGTCACTAAGGCTGACGTCACCCTGAAGCACTACAAGGTTTCGACTCGCGTCACTCCTTTGAACATCCGCGACTACGGCATGAGCTTCTTCCAGAACTTCGCTGCTACCGCTTCGAACGCTCTCGCTGAAAAGTGCATGGGTGACATCGCTGCTCTGATCATCAACTCCAACTACTCGGCTAACACCAACACAGGTGCAGACTTCTCATACGACGAAGCAGTTGCCGCTCAGAAAACTCTCGATGACGCTAAGGCCGCAAATCCTCGCGCACTCATCGTGAACAGCAAGTACCTCGCAGACCTTCGCTCCGACTCCAAGATTGTTGCCGCTAACGGCCTCGGTGCTAACGTCATCTCGTCCGGTGCAATCGGTACGCTCGCAGGTGCAAGCGTCTATCAGTGGAGCAACCTCCCTACGAACTCAGAAAGTTTGGCAGGATTTTCGTGCGGAGCTGACGCGATAGCGGTGGCCACTGCTCTCCCATTAACTGAAATCCCTGGCTTCGATGTCGCTGTCGGTACAGACGCTGACACAGGTCTCTCGGTTCAGATCATCATGGGTCAAGAGCAGTCCGGCTACTACAACATCACCGCAACTCTGTTGTTCGGTTGTGCTGTCGGTCGTGCGACTTCGCTCGTCCGTCTCAAGACTGCCTAATCAGTCTGAGATAGACTTCAATCGGGCCTCCTTTAATCGGGAGGCCTTTTTGTTTTTACGACTTACGCAAAGTTAGATGAATACGTCCGACCTCATTGCAGACGCTAAGGATATTGTCGGAGACATGGCCGACCTCGCTCAGACATGGACAACGGTTGCGGGCACGACCTCGTGGCAGGTTATCATCGGCCAGCCCAGCATCAGTCAGGACTTAAACGCTGGCGGGTTTATTGAGCGCGTAAACCATGAAGCCCGCATCGTTGCATCGACGGCATCCTGGACTACTTCCTACGGCACTGCTTGTGCTGCGGCCTTATCCTCGGGCGCACCTGTATCGACCTTAGCCATCGGGCAAACGCTCGTCGCTACGGAGCAGGGCAATCGCAAGTATCGCGTAATCGGTTCGACCTATAAGCCCGGCTCGGCTTGGGTGACATTGCAGGTACGAGCTGAGGACGAGCGGTAATGTCCATCTATCCTAAAGAAAGGACACAGGGGCAAGTAAGAGCCTTTATGTCTGACCTAAGCAAGTTTGCCAATCACACCGGGCAACTTATCGAGAACGCAGTACGCGAGGAAGGTAGCCTCACGGCTCGTGCCGCAATCAAGCACTCACCCTCGATGTCTATACCTTTAAACGGTGTAGGTCGAGATCCAGAAGGTAAAGTACTTTCAGGCTTTGGAAACGGTGGAGACGGAGACGAACGCTCTTCCAAGTTTTTTGGTGATCGTGCAGTTGCCTTAGACATCCGCTCTATAATCAAAAAAGTAGATGACTCACTAATCGACGCCACAGGCGACTTTTCAAATATAGATGATTACGTTAAATGGCGTACTCAAGGACGTGGCAGAGATAGTTTGTCTAATTTAGCAATGAATAGAATACGCTTAGATGATAATCATTTAAGAGCGTATCAAAACTTCAAAAACTTATTCCATGGTAAAAAATCTGAGCATAAAAAATTAGACATCGGTGGTCTAAAATCATGGCATCAAGAAATGAAGAAAAAGTTTAAGCACCGTATTCGCAGAAATAAAGGAGCAGCAAGTGGGATGTTTGAAACTTTAGAAGGTTACCGCGTTGCCGACGAAAGCACTATCAAAGCCTATATCAAGCAATCTCAACAGCGTGTCGGTTACCTTAAAAGCGGATGGTATGCTTGCATCAAGCAGATAGGCCCTGTACGCATCAGGACTAACAAATACCCAATGGGACAAGAGCGAACATTTGGCCTCAAAGGATTGGCAAGTTACATTAAGCAACACACCGCTCCTGGGCGTGCTATGCTTAACTTCCCTTCGGTATATGACAATAGCACTCCAAACAAAACTTACCGCGTGAACATTGTGAACATGGTAGGTAATGCCGACGATGCCGGAACGACTGCAAAAACGATGGATAAGACTTTGGCTTACCGTACTGCAAACAGGCAGGGTAAACTTAAGAAACTCTTAAACCTATCTATCGACCAATTTAACAAAGAAAAAAATGGGAACTAAATCACCAGCAGAAATAATCGAGAGCGCACTTGTCGCCCACCTCCAGGCTCAAACCGAGCTGACAGGTGTAAACATTGAGAAAGGCATTGAGGTCGATAAGACGTCTCTGCCTCTCTGCGTAGTCGGTGCATCGAGCCTTATGCCCATTGGCGATCTACCCGAGGGGCTTGGGAATTACACCTCAAGCGTGAGCATCACGACTTTCACTTCCGCAGATGAAGCCACGGCCTTAACTGTTCACCGCGCACGCACAGCGGCAGTCCTAGGAGCGATGCAGGACTTGCCAGCCATTAAAGCGGTGTTCACCAGCCAAGCCGACGCGACTTGTTACGACGTGATATATTCTTCCACGGAAGAAAGCCAAGGGGACAGGGCATTGCTCTCTACCTGCTCCTTTACCGTCTTAGCGGTGCTCCCTGCCTGAGTCTTTACAGCGGACGCAAAGGTATAACACTATGGCAGCCGTCGTAAAAGGAACAGCACACGTTTATTCGTTTACTACCGGACAAGTGACCTCGCTCACCGTCCAGAGTTACACGATTACCCGCAACTTCGAGCTCGAGGACAAAGTAGCCGGAGAGCATGGGCGCACAATTACCCATCGCCTCGACGGTCGTACTAACGAAATCAGCATCGAAGGCGTATTGCAGTCTAACGCGTTCGCCATCGCTATCGGTGATACCTTCGCTTTCACAGGCAATGAAATCACCTTCTCAGGCGTAGTGACCCGCATCGAAGATCGTGGGCAGGCTAAAGGCTTCAGTTTAATTTCCCTCTCGGCTACACAGCACGAGGACATCACGTACTAAGGTACAACTTATCCCTAACAAATCCTTAGCTGACGCGAAAGGTGATTAGGCTCTCTACGGAGGGCCTTTTCTTTGCCCCTTGGCTTGCCTTGAGAGGCGTTTTGATGGTTAGGTCTATACCTTCCTATGGACAAGCGATTTCTCGAGGCATTTCTGACCCCTAAACGAAAGACCCTGCTGGGGTACGAGTTAAAGCCATTCTGCCTTAAGCACCGGATACAGTTGGCTGCCCTCGAGTCGCCCTTTGCCTTGGGCGGTGTGGTGACGGCCTT